GCACATTATGTCGAACTGGTTTAGAAAAGTTATTGCCCATTCGTTTGTTTTTTGATTCCAATAAAAGTCGCTGTGTGCCCTCAGCTTTTGTTTCTTATAGCCATCTAAAAGTAGTTGGCTGTGAATAGGTGCGGTAAGTCCGTCATGCCCCACGAGATAATCTTCACGACTAACTGAATAATGCATAGTAGGGCGCACACCACGCCAACTATCCAAGACACGGCTAACACGATTGTCTGTCGGAAGGATATATTCCCCCTCGCGAATCCAGTGATGGTGTATATCGAGCACAATAGGAACGATATCGCTAATAGATAAACAGTCATCTAACCCCCATGAGTTTTCTTCGTTTTCGATGGTGATACAATTACGTGCTTCGTTGCTTAATTTCTTATAAGCATCACGAATACCATCAGGGCCTAGTTTGCCGCTGATATGTACGTTAATTTTAAAGTCCTGGAACTTCTTACCGTAGCCCATATAGCGAGCCATGTCAGCATGATATTCAAATTCTTCTATACTTCGTTGAACAATGCCCGGATTAATACTAGCAAGAACAACAAACTGGCCAGGATGCATAGAAACACGGGTACCGCTTGCACGAGCACTATCACCAATAAGGATAAAATTGCGCTCAAGATAGCTGACAACGTCAGGCCTGCGCCAAAAATAACTCCAAGTAGGCTCGGTATAAGCAGGAAGAATGTCGCTACTAAGGCGAACCATCCTAAGATTTTCATTAAGTTCTCCTACACGGTCTACAAGTTTTTTAGTAGCCGTAATGTTTTGGACCATTAAGTCCCATAGCTTTTGCTCTGCTATGTCCTTCGACTGTCTATTTAACCAACTTATGGTAGTTGTACCAGTGTTGTATTGTTTAGCATCGTCATCTTTCTTGATGCCGTTTACTTGATCTGCATGATCGATCCATTTACATGCGAAGCCTATTTTCCCCATTACCAATGCCTTATGACGCCTAAGATTATAAAGATGTTTGTAAGTAAGTATGATAACACAATTAGCGTACGAATGCAAGCAATTCGGTCCGATTCCTCGTCCGAACTGCCTGATTTTTCACCTAAGGCTTTTGCCCAAATACGCCAAATATTTTTAGCCTTCGTAGATAGCTGAGTTAGCACCGTGTTCTGCACATTCTACCCTAACGCAATAGCAACGATTATTAGTCTTTTCTCGAATCAATTTATCAGCAAAGTTAAATGCGTGTTCGGCAAACTTCTCTGCACCCACGCCATCAAAGATTCGGATCTCTGCTAGATCCAATGCTTCTAGTTCTTGGAATTTGGCTAGATGTGGATCACTTTTATCCACAGCCATTTTATGATCAAAGTGGTCTTCTAGCCAGGCCTTCAAAGGTTTAAGTCCTCCAAAGTCCACTGCCCAGTTCTTGTTGTCTAATGTGTCACAACCAAATGTAAATGTGAACGCTAAACTGTACCCGTGTAGCAAATGGCAGTGACTGTGATCTGCATTTGGTTGTCTAAATACTGCTGACAGACCAATGTTGTGTCCGTAATGTTTTGTTGAGTAAAATTTTGCCATTGTTTATCTCCTTAAGATTAGCAATGGCATGCAGAGTTTATATTGCGGGATGAATGCCTAAGTCCGCATATAGTAATTATACAGGTTTATATGTAAAGGTCAAGGTTATTGGCGACTTATTCCACCAAACGGTAGCCATTGTCCAGGAGCACCACCATCAATGCAGATCCAGCCTACATAGTTGTCTACAGTTGGATTCGAATTCCAACAAATATCACCTTTACTAAATGAACCTGATGTTGGAATAGCAGCGCCAGTTACAAATTTCTTGTTGGCAAATTGAATATTTCCACTAACAGCTAAATCAACTCCTTCTGGAGGATTATTAATACCAACTGTTAGTTGTCCAAACACTTTAACTGGCTTGCGGGTATCTTGTTTATTACCTATAGTAATTTCATTTTGATCTGCGTAGAATTTTTCTTGTCCTAATATATCAATAGAAACTTGTTGATTTGAAGATATTGCACCATTTCTAATGGTAAATTCTGCACCATCGTTAAACAAAATTACCTTAGCATTGATAATTGCACGGCTAGCATTAATACGATCCATAAATGTTGCTTCGCCAGCTACATTAAGAACTTCCAATGTTCCAAGTTTTGACAAGTTAGACTGTGTAATGTTAGGACCAAGCCCAACACTTGAAATAATAGATTGTCCGTTGATCATATAGCTTTGGTCTTCGGCTAAGTCTAACGATTCAGTTGACCATAATCTATCTGGACCAGCCATCATAACAAGTTGACGTACAGTACCAGTACCAGTCCATATTAAGCCTTGCCCATATATTCCGCGGTCTTTACTTGTTTTAAATTCCAACGGACTAAAACGATCAATTCTATTATCGGCAACTACTGTGTCAACAGTTAATGTACCGTAAATTCTTACATCTGCATTTTTTGTAGATTCGTTGCCAAATACAACTTGCCCATTATTCTTAATAGCAACACGTGGTAGGTTATCGGTTATAAATTCTAAATCGTGATTAGTATAAGTACCAATCTGTGCTAAGTTGTCTTTTGGTGAAGTAATTACCACCTCAACATTATTATCAACAACACTTAAAACACCGTTTGGTGTATCGGTATTAAGACCTAATCGACCAAACGAACTATTAAAATATGCAAAGTCTGCAATACTAGCTTCGCCTGACACTACTAATTTTTGTAATGTTCCTACTTCTCTCAAATTACTTCGAGTAATGCCGCCACCTAGGCTATCTTTATCTAGTACAGGAACATTTTCAATCATGAAAGATTTGTTAGGCGCAAGGTCAATATCCGCACTCGACCAAATTCTTGCTCCTGAACGATACGCCAACTGCACAGTGCCCGTAGGCCATGTCCATGTTAGTCCTTTACTAAACAGGTCTGCTTCTGATTCAACAGTCCAATTGATATTATCAACAACTAAATCATCAGTTTTTCTATTGTCTAATACGTTTAATGAGTTTACAGTAAGTGTACCCTCGAGAGTTACATCTCCCTGTATTTCGCTTACAGCGAGTTTTTTAATAACAACTTTGTCGTCTTGAATGGAAAAAATTTGGCTCATAGTAGGATCTCTTATCCAGTATTTATCTTAGACTAGAGTAACGTATAGCCAAAAAAAAGCCCAGGATTAACTGGGCTTTTAAATTATGCTACTTTGAGCAGGATAATTTCTTCATTAATGCGTCCATTCATTTTAGTGTCTGTAGCATTAATATCATCTAAGAACTTACGCAATTGAACTTTACCAGCTGCTTTAAACTCTTTAAGTTTTTCTTCAGGCTTACGAAGTGTTTTGCACACACTCTTAAACTCATCAAATCCTGTAATTGAAGTGCCTTTGACGCCTAGTACGTTAAACTCCGAGGCAACATACCGACCCAACTTACGGTTTTTAGTGTTGTAAACCCACAATTCACCGCAACCGATGATGTCTGTAGGATTGACACTTACTAGTTTCAACGGTTCGTTTGTTTTCATGTACTTGAGTTTAGCAACCAACTTCTCTTTTGGAACTGTTTTAGTCTTACGTGGAGCACGATTAACTTTGGCTTCTTGTGCCAGCATGTCGCAAGCACTCATAATTTCTTGATAGAATACAATCAAGTTCTTAATTTGCTTCTTGCTACGGTGGCTATAACCCTCTTTAAGCTGTTCATCTGCGTTGCCGGATGCCAACTCCTCCAGCTCAGCTAAATCCTTGCTGTAGAACCCTTTAATGATCCTTGCATGAGCGGCTTTAACTTCTTTGCCTTTGAGCAAGTTTAGCATCTTAAATGCTTTTGGATCGAAGTTTTCTGGATCTGTTTGGAAGCCTTCAATAGCATCTTCAATTTCTTCAGTCATTCGGTAAGCGGCTTCTTTAACACGCTCTTGAATACTAGGAGTATATACTGCTGGCTTTGCGGCTTCGATTGCTTTAGCTTCAACTTCGTCAATGTCATCCTTGCCAGCGTCAATAACTCGAACAATTTCTGTTCGCAACCAAGCAGAAGTGTCACGGCCTTGATTAAAGTCAGCACGTAGCGGAGTCATACCGCGGTTCAAACAGCAAGCCACTGCACCCATTGTTGTACCAACACGAGCATCTTTAACTTTTTTGAACGCTGTAATATCTGCTTTAGTGCATCCAACAGATTCCATCCATTTGACAACAGCGGGCTTGTAAGTTTTAATATCACTTTCCAAGCGGTAGTAATCCATTGCACGTTTGAAAAAACGATGGAATGTGTCTGCGTCCCAAGTTTCACAACCTTCCCAAACTGGGCTAGTATCCTTAACTGCACGAGTACGATGTGCAATTACTTGTTTTTTGGTAATACGTGATTTAGTTGCAGCTTTAGCCAATTTATGCTCCTGATTAATTAACAATACAAGTATTATAGCACCAAACGGTACTCATGTCAAGTTCTTACACTCTGCATACAAGTTAGACAGTTCGGGAAATGTGTCCAAAAAATTGGTATTTCTACGTTTGTCGTGCTCGTCAAAGAATAAAGCAAAGTCTTTTAAATGAGTTTGTTCACGTTCTTCATCAAACAAGTATTGTACTCTTTCCAATTTGGAAATTTCCCAATTTTGAAAACCCTTGCCTTCACAATGATTGGACTCCATATACTTAACTTGTTTTAGTATTTGATCTTTATACTGTTTTGGTAATATACGAACACTCATCCACTTTGGGTTATCCAAATATGGAATGTCCAAACTAATCGAACGTTCTTCATCAAAGTGTTTTAATTTCATTATTAAAACATCTTTTAAAAACTCCATATAAGAAGTAACCGAAAGGGCATTGTAGGTAGACATTATACTAAAATGCGCCTTGGGAACTTCACTTAAAAATTTATTACAGTTGTCCAACCAAATATTATAGTCCATTCCGTGTCTAATATATTCTGCTTTTGCACCATATGCTTCTGCGCTGGTAAACAGAGTAAATCGTTTAACGGCATTTGTTTCTTGAATGATTTTAATTTTTTCAATAAACTTGTCAAACAACTTGTCAGGTAAGACACAATTACTGTTAATAGCCAATTCTAAATTAGGATTTGGATTTTCAATAATATAGTCAAGTACCTTGAACGTATCTTTACTCATTAATGGCTCACCGCCCGTAATTCGGAAAGTGTGTAGTGTAGGATAAACATCTGGCCACCATTTCCAAAATGCCTCTACATAAGGATTATGTTCCTTGATTGGAATAGGCATTTTGTTTTGATGAGTAGTATGTTCTAAATTGTTGTACTGTAATGTTGTAGGATATCCGCCAAATTTTTCAATTTCTTCCATCCATTTACTTGAAATATGCGGACTGCAATATGAGCATTTAAAGTTGCAGGCATGACTAAAACTTACTTCGAGATATGTAGGCTTAATATTACGTTCCCACCCGGCTTCCATGACATCAAAGTATCGAGATTTGCCTGCCCATTCGTCTGTGCTTTTATATATTCTGTCGCTAAAAATATCGGAATCAGCGGGTGCGGAATCTTCGACTTGCCAGCAAAAATGACATTCTTCTGGTCTACGACCAGTCATCATCATTTTACGCTGTTCTTTTTTAAACTTTGTGTTATGTAATGCGCTAGGATCTTCTAAAATTTCTTCTAAAGGAATCTTATGAGTATTTGGATGATGACAACTATGGGTGTGGCCATTTTGTAAATGCAAAGTGACTTGAAGCCACTTTGCTAAACACATCCCGGGACCTGTTCGGTCTAATATTGTTTTGGCTTTTTTAAACCAAATAATTTTTTCATCTTTCATTTAGGTCCAAAGACTTTGTCTAATTTTGATAAGACGAATCATCATTTCTTCATCTTCCTTTTCATAAGCCGCTTCAATTTTTTGAAGTAACTTGTGTGCCTTATCGCTGGCCTTTTTAAGCACTGGATCCTTATCTCCACTGAAACTTAGTCGGCCACCGTTGGCAATACGACTTGCCTCACATGCCGCAGTCCAACCACTAGCGTCATATGGGTCTGGACGATTGCGATAGGTAACAGTCCACCAAGTGTAAAGCTCAATAATTTCTTTAGCGGCTTTAGCTTGATAAGTTGGTTCGCCAAATCCTTTACTACCAGGTTCAGCACCCATGTCTTCGCCAATAGTAAGTTCGCTTGCCCACTTGAGATATTCCATGCCAGCTTCTGGACAACGCCAAGTACGCCAACGGAGCCAACCCTTGCGCCACCATGGGGTTTCAAATTTAGTCTTAGCGTCATCACTCCAGATACAGTGATGCCACGCTTGCTCTATTTCCACAAAGTCCACAAGCTCATTGAACATACAAGGAAGAAAGCGATTGCCAACATCACTCCAGTTACCCGGTTGTATGTCGCGAGGATGGGCTGTAAGAGCGTGGCTGTAAGAGACCCAGCGATTATTGATATAATAACGTATGTCATTTAGTTTGTCCGGTATATAATAAACAAATTTCTGAAGATGATCAAGACCTTCTTCAGCAATCCACCAACGAATTGGATATGCGGCCTTGGCTTTATCTTCCCAATCGTGCCATTCCTCGCTAGTGCCGCACTTGAGCTTTGGCGTACCACGAAGCCAATCTGCAAACTTACTAATCGTCCAATAATGACTACGCATTTTTATTCCTTAATTATTTTCTATCGCCAAACAGTTGCAACAAGTTTAGGAACAAGTTGATAAAGTTCATGTACAAAGACAATGCGCCTGTTACTTCCACGGCTGGGCTAGTGTCAACACTGACTTCCTCACGAATACGTTGTGTGTCGTATGCTGTTAGGCCTAGGAAGATAATAATTGCCAAAGCTGAGATTACCATCTGTAACACGGTCGAGCCAATAAAGATATTAACGATGCTGGCAATGATAATTGCAATCAAGCCAACAAACATCATTTGACCCATTGAGCTTAGATCCTTTTTGGTAAAGTAACCGTACCCACTCATTACACCGAATAAAATTGCCGCGCCCATAAACGCACTAACAATACTGCCCATGTTGAACACAGCAAAGATTGTAGCAAAGCTCAATCCCATAAGTGCCGCAAATCCATGTAGGCATAACTGTGCTACACCTTTACTAGGGTTATTACCCAACACATAACTGACACCAAAAATAGCCGCTAGCGGAGCAAAAATCACAATCCACTTTAGTACACCTGTGAAAAAGAATTGTAGCAATTCTGGACTAGTACCTACAAAGTAACTGACAAACATTGATACAACAACTGCTAGGCTCATGTGTCCATAGACACGGCCCATAGCTGAATTAATTTCTTCTGCTGAACGATAATTTACAATACCGTTATCCATATAATTTGAACCAAACATTTTATTCTCCTTTAAACGAACGGTTTAAGATTAGGCGGTACCCAGCCCACGGGTTTTAAAACTTTACCATCTTCACGCTTACGAACTTTGCCAGTGTCTTTATCAATCTTGGCAAAGTTCGTACTCATAACTTCTTTCCATGCACCTTCAGCATCACTACCCATACTATGGATAGCGCCAATAGTAACAACTAGAATATCAATAAGTGCATCTAGTGTTTCTAACTGATCGTTATTATTTACTGCAACTTGCAGTTCATTATATTCTTCTTGAATTAAACTAAGATACATTTTAAATTGCTCTTCATCGAACTCACCGCCTGTAGTTTGATCACAGGCCTTCATAAATTTTTCTTGATCTCTAAATGCATTTGTCATGTATTTTCCTTAAATTGTATTGTTAATTTCTGGTTCATTTCCTTCTTTGCAAGGAAGTGGATGTCCGTATAAGTCTAACATTAATGTTCCCCAAATTTTGCCACTATCTTCAAACTCGACAAAAATTCTTCCGTAAGCACAAAAAATTCTTGTTTCGGTAACTAGTGGCTTTGGACTGCGTATTCCAACAGCCAAGCCAACTAACAACGTCATACAAGCAATCCACACCATAGCGGCCATACGAAGTATTTTCACTTTGTTAGCCCTAGTTTAAATTTTTTCACCTACTGCAAATCCTCTAAAAGATTTAAAACGTGGAAAACGTAAACTATACGTACCATCCTGATTTTGTGTTACGGCATCTGCACGTACTTCGACAATTTGTCCATCGACCTTACACTGCCAAAAATCATCACGCTGGGTGTCAGTAAAGCCACTACCAACATTAACACGAATAGCCTTTCCATCATCAACTCCTTCACATACCAACGCACCCATCTTGCCTACATTCTTACCAGTGCCTTCTTCTGTGGCCACTACTGTAAGACTAACTTCGATAAATGGTTTTAATTTTAACCATGCTACACTACGTTTACATTCGTAAGGCGCTTCCGGATCTTTAAGCATAATGCCTTCATATCCACCGGCAATTGCCTTGGCGTTAATTTCTTTATAACGCTTTTGTCCTTCTTCAGTGTCTAAATCCACAAGTTCATGACCCACTACTGATACGTTAGGCAACACATCTTTGTGTTGTTTGTGCCAATAATAAACCATTGCACTACGATCTTCCTGACGCTTATTACAAATGCCTGCTTCGAATTCTTCAAGCGACAATACGTCAAACAAATTGAGAATGGCATCATTAGCTTTAACATCAGTCTTACGATGTACTTGTGTCATCAAGTCTTGAAAACTGCTAGACATAATCTCGCCATCCAGAATCAAATCGTATGGCGGTGGGTTTTGTTTAACCACTGAACTAATTTGTTCTACAATGTGTGGAAAATTAGCAAGTTCTTTACCATTGCGACTGAACATATCCACCCGACCATCAGTACGTACAATAGTAATGACTCTAACTCCGTCGAGTTTAACTTCGATATATTTTTTGCCTGATACCTTCGACTCATGATTAGCACTATCGTGAGCAAGCTGACAGCCGAATATAGGAATAGCAAACTGAGCATATTTCTTTTCCACTACTTTGTTAATTGTTTTTTCACTAGTACCGCAACGTAAGTCTTTGATGAGGATTCGTCGATACCAACCATTCCATTCTGCTTTGGTAGCAGACTTCATCATTGCTTGGATCATATCCCTAGCTGTGTTACCGGTAACTTGACGTGTAACAAAACCAGTAAGAGCGAGAGTAAAACTATCCCAAGGTAAGCCAGCACCATCTTCATCTATTTTCTCCGGTATTTGTTTAAGTCCAAAAGTTATCATTGGATCCAGTGCAAGCCTGCATCCTTCGAAAAATTCTGTATTTCCTTCTTCTGCAATAGCTAGGATAATTGCTTCTTTGTTTAGACGGCTTGGATGACTTTCCAAACTCCAAATGTGGCTGGCACAAACGCTCATGTTTACTCCAATAATTAACTGTATAAGTGTATATTATACAGCCTAACTATCAGTATGTCAAGTGATTTGTTGTTTTAAATGGTTTGCCGTTGTAGGCATTTTCCAATTGAGTCATAATTTTATGCTTCATTTGGATAACTTTTGGGTGGGTGTGGTCGTACTCAAATGCCTTCATAAAACGTCCCCAACCATTTGGTCGAACTCTTTTTGGAACTTTTGAATCTAGATATTCACGAATCGCTTTTGGATCGAACCCAAATTTATCAATCATGTCTTGAGCTAGATTAAAAGAGTGGGCACCCATTTCATCTCTATCGCCGTAATACTCTTGTTCCTTGCGAGTTTTAGCATAATAGGCAGTGCTTTGATAACCCGGGATGTCTTTAAAATTTCTAGCACGATATTGACGGGTATGAATAATTTCGTGTAAGAGTGTATCAGAAATTGCCACACATACACGTTCCCAACGATAGGTACTCATACGCATAGTTTCTGTTCGGATAGGATAAGCTAGTTCAATTTCGATGAAACGCTTTCTGCCCTTTTTATCCAAATCACTATAGTACGCACCACCGACCCAAACTTCGCCTTTTTTTACAGGCGCAAATCTACTGCTAATTACTTTGACAGGAAGATAGGCTTTAATATGCTTACTTATTATACTGGTAATTTCGCCTATAGGTAGCCTTTTATCGACTATTTCTGATTTTAGTTGATAAACCATAGAGTACAAGGTACTGCGATCCAAGGCGGACCAATTGAAGGCTGAACGGGCCATAGCACACTCCTGACATTAGTATTTATAGTATACTACGGCTTTCAGTTATATGCGTACTTTATGGGCGTTTTGTTATGATTTCGTCAATCAAACCGTATTCTAAAGCTTCTTCTGCGTTCATAAATTTATCACGTTCCATGTCGTTTTTAAACTGCTCAAAGGTCTTACCTTTTGAATTATGGTTTACGTAAATCTGAGTTAAGTTTTTCTTCATTTTGATGATTTCTTCAACTTGGATTTCCATGTCAGTAGCTTGACCGCCTGCACCACCGCTGGGTTGATGAATCATGTGGCGAGCATTAGGAAGCATTTTACGCTTACCTTTAGCACCCGCAGTAGCCAATAATGATCCCATAGAACAGGCTTGACCCATAACCACAGTACAAACATCAGGCTTGATAAACTGCATAGTATCGTAAATTGCCATGCCTGCGGTAACGACTCCGCCTGGGCTGTTGATAAACATGGTAATATCTTCATTTCCTTGGCTCTCTAAAAAGAGCAACTGTGCCACAAGCAAACTAGCAGAGTGCTCGTTAACATCCGTATCTAGCATTAAGATACGATCTTTAAGTAGACGACTGTAAATGTCGTAACTACGTTCTCCGCGAGCTTCTTGCTCGATAACCATTGGTACTAAATTAGGCATTATCTTCCTTTTCTTCTATTTGTTTCATGAATACTTCAAGTTGCTCGATTAAATCTAAACAACCCTTGTGATTCATAGTAAGTGTTGAATACCCTGTTTTAAGAGTTATTCGGTTTTCACTAGTTATACCAATACTGTAATACTCTTGTTCCTGCTTAGGCGGTTCAATATACGGAACTGCCTTAGGTTCTGGAAAGGGAATTACGTTACTGTATTCACGCTTTTTAAACCAATCAAACATATTAAACCTTTAATGTGTCGTAGGTTTGGGAAAATATATCTTTCTTTACTACACCGTAATCGTTTTCACCGTGACGAACAATATAGTCTTCGCCGGGATTGTAATGTAGTTTTTCACCCCAACTAGTGTCAACTGTTCCTGAGTGATCTGCAAGTTTAGCAACTTTGATAATCTTCTTAGGCGTACAAACTCCGTTACCCAAATCGTCTTTAAGATCATTAAATTTTTCAGGACTGATTGGATATTGCTCGCCTTTAGGGCCAGTCATAATATAAAACCCTTTGGGGTAGTTAACCGGACCTTCTAGGGTATCGATGGTGCCAGGGCTAGTAGCAATTTCGTACTTTTCTTTTGCAGGACGTTTAAAAGTTTTAAACCCACCATCTTTAAACCAATCGTCAGTAATTCCTTTGCCCAACGATTCAACAATGTTGATATATTCTCTAATCATTAATTATCCAGTTCTTTAAATGCTTCCGGCGCACGACGAGCAGTAATCTCGTTGAGCTTGGCTTGTTCTTTAGCCTTGCGTAAAATGTTTGCATCACCAGTTGGCAACGCTACTAATACATACGCACGATATCGATTACCTTCTTGTATCAGTTTAATACCGTCTTTAGCAACTTCGACACCGGTCAAATCAACTTTGTCACAAGATGTACGAAGAATCATTTCGCTCAATTCCGAGCTGGTATTTGCAGTGTCTGCTTTGTACACTTTGGTACGCTGACTTGCAGTGCCGCCAGCTGCCATACAGATTTTACCGTATGCATCAGCTTTGGCTTTCAACAATGCCATCGAATAATCTCCACTAGAGCTAGTACCGGATGCATATACCGCAGAGTTACTAACTGGAAGATCTATCATCCATTTTGGTGCTTTGTCGATGACACGTTCTACTTGACGTTCTTGACGTTCACGTTCCATATCGGCTCTTTTGCCATATGGATCAGTTGTACCACAAGCCGCCAATACAGCAACAATAGGTAAAACAGTTAATAGTTTTTTCATTTTAAGTCCTTAGTTGGATTTGATTTTAGAAGCCGTCCAGTCAGTGCCAGCTTTGATATCTTCACCAAGGCCTTTCACCATACCGGCGGATGTACTACAAGCGGCTACATTAATAGCCAAAATAAGTGCTACAACTGTTTTCATTTTGCCAACTCCTGACTGTGTGTTTTAACTGTGTCTACGCCTTTGTCCATAATCTTTGCAATGCCGGAAAAACCAACAGTAGCTAGAACTAGTCCAAAAATTGTGCCTGCTATAAATGCCTTCATAATATTTGCCTTCTATGTTTGTTGAACATGTGTATATTATATGCGAAAGTGTTTCGATTGTCAAGTCACCATTTGTCCACAACTGTCCAAAGCTGATCATTTTGACAAATCACTCCTTTGGAAAATTGAAGTTTGCCGTTGTTATAACGTTCACTAAAATATCGACAATTGGCTCCCTTAAATTGGAAGTATTTTTTATTGGCTACAGTACCAAACTCATTTTCCAAACCTTCGTCACCAATTTTTAAAGGACGAGTTCGTCTTGAACCATCTCCGCATACTAGCATTGATTCGCTTTGGAAATTGCCTCCTAACCGCATGTTCAGTTCACTCATGCCGTATTCAATGGCTTTTTGGCAACTGATTTCTGGGTCACCATAATCTTCGTGCGTCCAATCTACATTATGCTTCTCGCCGTCAACTACAATGCTAAATTTAACACGACATTTTTGGTTACTTTTAATTTTAACCAAATCGTCAATATTGCCCATTTTTCGTTCAGCTGTAACTTTACTAGCCTGGCGGACTTGGCAATCTTCGGCCAATGCAAATTGGCTAGTTAGTGCTAGAAGTATGAGTAATTTTTTCATTGTTCGCAATTATAAACATACCACCAAAGATGCTCTTTAAGCAAAGCATTGTACCTTCTGTCTTGGTCGGATAGTTGATCAGGATCTTGTGAAAAGTTTTTCTTACCTTGAATTTGTTTTAATTCTCGGAATTGTTCGTTTTTAAGTTTACAAGAAAGTGGATAGTTTACCAATTGCTCATAAGTAGGCAGTGATGCGCTGTTGCTACACCCTGCAACTAAAACTATCAACAATGTGATTACAAATCTCATTTATATTTGTCATCTAATTCTACGTTAGTCAAACCCGCAATCATTTGGAATTTATCCCAAGCGGCTTTTGCGGCCGGATTAGTTTCTAGTTCACTACTTGGTAGAACTGCTTCTAACCAAATCTCTGGCCGACGTTGCGGATGTGCGCCAAACTTGCGTGGCTGATGTAGTTTACCGGATTCCCAAAGTTCAATACTGACACTACGGAATTGATCTTCGTCGTGATAGCCTGCCCATTCTGGATTGCTGTGGGCAAAGAAACCTCGACTGTAAGCATTATCAGTGCCACCACCGTAACCCAACCAAATCCCCTGCCATTGATCGTTATCATGCGGATCAAAATCTGTACGAGTGATTAACACCAATACATCATCGATGTTTACTTTACCATCTACAATGTCACGAATGCAACGACTGTAGCTTAGTCCGATTTTCATTTTATTTCCAATCTAATCTGTTTAAGTGAATCCCAACGAAAGCTCTTCCAATGTTTTGACTCTAAATCATAAACGGGACAAACTTCTTCGTTTACCTTGCGTTCCTTTTTAGGCTTTGGAAAGTCTATTGGATCATTTGTGTTAGTATAGTGTATTTCTTCAGTTAAGTCAACCGGAACAAGAGATGGACTGGTTGTACATTCCATAACTCGTTCGGTTCCGTCTTTTTTGGTAAAGACGACAGTTACCGGCCCAAAAGCCAAATGTCCTTTAAGCCATTTTTTAAATAGCTTAGAGTCTTTTTCACTTAAGGTCGACATCATTGAGTTCCATTTCTTGAACACGTTGACGTAAACGGATAACTTCTTGCTCTAATGTTTCGATATGAGCTGCAACCTTATCCATAAATTCGGCAGTATTGTTGCCTGTAGTTCTCAACATGTCAACAACTGTTGGGCGTTTTTCTTCTGTCATTTAAATCTCCAATAAAATGTTTGGGTTCCAGCCAGTTCTCTCGCTGTAACCATCGTTTTCATAACCACGTGGGTTACATACAACACGAGTCTCACCAATTGTATAATCAAAAGGATGATGTGTATGTCCATGTGTCCACAATTTAATCTGTGGGTGGTCCAAAATGAACTCACTTAAATCACTGTGATATCCACCGTTCATCAAAGTATCATGTGCATACATTGGATGCATACTTTGAAAACTTGGTGTGTGATGTCCAACTACAACGCACTTCTTATTTCTATGCTCATGGACAATGTGTTCAATGTAGGCAAGAGTTTTGTCATGTCTGATAGCAACATCCAAAGCACTCATACAGGCATAGTTTCTAGCATCGTTACGAATGATACGGAAGTCGTTCATCATACCTTCAATGGCATGCATGGTAAGCGGATCACGCTTGTTCATGTTGGTCCAAAGTGTTCCACCCACAAACACTACATTGTTGATAATCTTCATGTCTTGCTCTAACATATACACGTTAGGATACTTGGCACATTCTTCACGCATATAGTCAATACCAGCATAGAACTTGCCATTGTAAAATTCATGATTACCCATGATGTAAATTACATGGGGAAACTGAAAACTACAACGCTTGAAGAAATCTCTAAAACGCTGTGCAGTCATTTGTCTACGACCCAAGCCGGTGCCGTTGGCAATAGCGGCCTGGTCCGCAGTATTAGCGGGTTCAGGATGGTCGTGGAGATCCTGGGCGATACAAATATCACCACCAAGAATCAAAACATCGTAGTCCTGATCATTAACAATATTGATATCACTAAACTCCAAGTGGAGGTCACTGACCAACTTTATCTTCATCACTTTCTTCTTTCTCAAATGGCCAAGGCAATCCTTGACTTTCTAATTTAAAACGCTGGGCATCTTCTTTAGTAAGACGCCCTGCTTCTACTTCTACAAGAGCATGACGTAATGCTTCTTCAACAAGTTCGTTAAAGGTCATATCACGCTCGTGCGCTAGTTTCATGTATTGTAACAGTTCTTCGTCCGAAAAGTCAACCGGTACTTGTACACGGGTATCGTAGTCCTCACCTGCTCGAATAGCCAAACACTTTTGGATAAAATCATCTACCACATCCAAATCAACATAGTCACATTCGTCCCATGCTTCGTTCAAATTAACATTGCGATCTTCTGCTTCTTGGCGATGCTTGTCTTGTTTGTTTTTGGCAATCATTCGATAAGCACGGTCGTTAGTATAATCGCATACACTTACTTCGTATACCTTCTGAGTCTTAGTGCTGAATACAATACTAAAACTGTATCCGCCCTTGCCATGAACGCCATTCCAGCTGTCTAGGCTATATGCATTTGGGCCGTAACAACTCCAACCATAATCACTACCTTCGGTAATTTTATAGTCAACCAATTCCATCCATTCTTTCATTGTAATCATTTAAACACCTTTGAATCAAAAATAATTGCTGAACCCAACACAATAAAAAATATACCGTTTAATGTGTCTCCAATAGCTACACTTGCAACTCCATTTAACACATTGATGCCGCCAATAGTATATCCGATCGTTATACGGTTACGACCAAACCATTCCATAAATTTTTCCATTATTCTTCAAATCCTTCTTTAAGTAGTTTACGTTGTTCCCATTCTTCCGTCTCTTTAGCACGTTTGATTTCACGTGCTTCCTCGCATGGAGTACAATATGTATGCACCCAGCCGCCACCACGGCGTTCACCAACATTACCACACTCTTCGCAAGTAACGCCAGTCATGCTTTCTGCCATACGTACCATGCCGTCGATAATATCATCTCCGCCTGAGTAGTAAAATCTCAGTGTACCAAACTTTTCTTTAACCTGGTCCAATGTTACTTGTGGAATTGACTCGGGTAATTGTCTAAAGTCTCCAGCAACAATTTCTGCTAGACGTTTTTCTTTATACTCATCATTGGGCAGGGCCTTCATGGTTTCTTCAAACAAATCAAAGTTACCAGCTTTGGCCTGTGCGGCCATTTCATTATATTTGATAGCTCCTGCTCGCTGTTTTTCTTTCCAATCAATGTGATGTTGGATATTGCCCATAAGCTGATCCAAAATATTGTACCAACCATCACCACATTCGAATCCCCAACACATGCAAGTTTCTTGCATGTTCTTGTTGCGGTTGACCATCATCTTTGGATACTTCTCACACAACAACTTATCTAGTTCTAGTTTCATTTTATCTCATCCGATGTTTCTGGAAAATGACTAATAATCAAATCCAGTGCTGCAATAGTTTGAATGTTAAGTCCTACGTCTTCTGGATGTAGCCAATAGCCGGTAGGGTTAGCATCTGATTTTGGATTCTTCTTCCACTGCTTGATTTCTTTCTTGAGATACGCTCGATAGTCTTTTAGATTAAGACTAGTAATACGATCCGCAGTTTCACCGTCAATCCATTGATAGGGTTTGTGTTTTGCCTTGCTCATTCTGCTGTGCCTTCAATTCGTTTACCTTCTTTAAGTGTACGCATCAACTGTCGATTACGTTCCTTTTGTTCTGCCTTAGTACGTTTTACTTCGTCAGTCAGTTTCAACATCATGTCGTACTCACGTGCCCAACGTACACCAGCTAGCCAATCTTCTAGACGTTCAACAGTACCAATAAACAGTTCAGCATCACGTGAGTATATAGGCAATGCGTCAGGGTCTTTTGGCTTAAGGCTTAGGGCACCGTGATTATCTGTCCACTCACTGTGCTTGCTCTTGGCAAATTTAAAACCAAGCTCGTCAATCGATTGTTCGACACGTTTGATTCTTTGAATTGTTTCCCAACCGCTCATATAATCTTTCCTAATCCCAAATAGATTAATGTTTCCAATTCCGTTTGATAGTCTTGTCCTAGCCTACGTTTTTCATAAATTGATAACAGCACATCTTTGCCATCACCATACCCTGTGGTACCTGCACCACGTGACTCTAATTCTTCAATTAGATCGTCAGTATCAAAATCGCTCATGTCGACGTCTACTTCAACTTCTGTGTAGATTGTCTTATACATTATTGTGCCGCCTTTACATAGTGTAATCTAGTAACATCATTTTGATGTTTCCAATGCTTATTGCAATCTTTAACTTTGGCTTTAACAACTACGCAAGGCCCTAATTTAAGATCCGTTTTGCTCATCCAAGATACCATCTTACTGTTGATTATAGCATCTATATTGTAGCCTTCAAAGTTTTTTGACTTAATTGATGAAATAATTTCTGCGTCCAAATCTTTAACGGTACTGCCAATTTCTGCTAGTGATCCGTCTTCGACTTGTTGAGCCGCACGTTTAACTTTGGTTTGTGCAACATCTCTAACATGAACGCTGGGTAGACAAGCAACATAGCCAAACTGGCTCTGCTTAACTGTATCACTGCTAAGAATACTGTTGATGTTAGTTTGAAAATCATTTTCGCCTTCGATAGCACTGAACAAGAATTTTCGAAAATGTTTTTTGATTTCTTCTGCTTGTGCAGTATCTTCGGGTAATACTTTCAAAGGCATTGGAGCATCTTTTGGATCAGCTGTCCAAATGGCGTGATCCAGTGTGCAGAGCATAAGCATTTTGTTAGTCTTTTTAGAATACATAAAGACGCCGTCCTCGGCCCAAACGTTTTCGCTTTCTTTAATGTAAGCACCGTTAATCCGTTGGGCCGCACAGGCCAGCTCTAATACTTGTTGGGTAGGGAACTCTTTGTTAGACATTTCGCTCGCTCTGTGTATGAGTTAATATACTTTGTATTTTACATGAAAATGAAGTCCGTGTCAATCTTTTTCAATCGGACATAAACTTTTTTGGCAAGTTTTCTTAATAATGGACTTACGGGTGTTTCGAAATGGCTAACGTATGCATTTAGATTTGGGCTAACAAATTCTTCTTTGACTTTGAATCTCGCCAATGTAGTAAATTTTGGCATGTATCGTAGTGCTCTAAATTTGCCAACAGTTCGGCAAAGCTCAATAGCAATGCTCAATGCATAAGCATCCAGTTCATCAGGATCTTGTAAGTATTCATGGAATTCGTGTTCAGCATCTGCCCGTAATCGAAATTCTCTATGACTACGCTTTCGGCTCTGTCTTTGATGTTTGAATTCGTGTATAGTAGCGTCGAAAACTTGAACAAGCAAATCTGTTATTTGTTTTGTACTCCAAATAACTTCTTTATCAAAATTATGATATATTATTATTTCGATTGGGGTTTCTTTATTTTGGTCATCTTCGGGATCGTAGTATGCATTAACATAAAATTCCTCTGTGTCAAGAAACTTTTTTGATTGTGATTTTATCTTTACGTCTAAACCGGCACGTTTGAATTCGCGCCGCAATTCAACCAATAACTTTGGAAAACTAGTGTCTTGTTTAGTTCGATGTCTAACATGTGTGCAAATTAAACAAACCGTTTCCATTATTGAGTTCATTGTCACAACCTATATGTTACTCTACCTTTTGACAAATCGTATGGGCTGACTTCTATTTTTACAGAATCGCCTAAAATGATTCTAATCTTGTGTTGCTTTAATTTCCCACCCATGTAACAAAGTAATGTATTAGGCATATTATCTACCTTAACTCTAAACATGTTTCCAGGTAATACTTCTTCAACGGATCCTACTAATTCAATAATATCGTCTTTAGCCATTATACCTTATTGACGATAATTTTACCGTCTTCTATTTTAATATCTAAAGTGTCCCCTTCTTTCCAGCCAGTAAGTGCTAACACTTCGTCTGGGAATTTCATTAAGACATTCTCAGGATCTCCGGGAATGTCCTGAAATATATCTTCAGCTGTAAAAACGAATTTTTCTTTATTTTCCATCATATATTTACTTTAAAGTTCTTCATCTTCGTAAGGAATAGGCCGCCAGCCTAAGCGATTTAAGTCTAATTCGATTTCTTCTGTAACAACGCCTTCTGGAACATAGTTTCGTCCATCAGTGGTATCTGGTATGGCACCAGTTAAGCCGTTGCCTAGTTCTTCATTGCCAATGCCACTACAGTACCAATCGATATAGTCGCCCGATTCTCGCATGTCAGCAATTATACCACCTGCATGCCTCCAACTGCAACCCCAGTTTTCTTCTTTCATTTCAGGCAACAAATCTCGTTTACGCCATTCCATATTACACATGGCTGCATATAAGTTTTGAGCATAGTTGTCTGACTGTTTAACTTTGTCGCATAGCTCTTTACTACTACGGAGATCATACTCCATATTGTTCTTTTGCCAGTTGGGATCGTGGATCTTATTAGCATCGTCAATCTTAATCTGTTCCCACATGTCAATGTAGGCTTGATTAGGTTCTTCGCCATTTTCTCTTGCCCGCTCGATTGCACCTTCTTTTTGAAAGGTATGTCGCTCAGGGCTTGATGCTACTTTTTTCATTAATGATATGCGCCTCTAAAACAATGTAACACTTCGTGTCCTAAATTATGAATACTAGCCATTTTAGGCGTCATGATAATACACTCTTTACCTTGCCAAAACGAACAGGCTTGAACATTAAAACGGAAAACTCCGCCACCACGTTTTTTATTTTCTGCACTACAAGCGGCATCGATATCTTTAACTACAACCCAACGCAATTTAACATCCATGACTTCATTTTTAGTAGCATCGAATTTTGAGTCAGGATCTTGCCAGTTCCATGCCCACGCTGTATTTGAAACAAGTAACAATACTAAAAGTGCCTTTTTCATTTCTGCCTCTCTGTGTGTTAAAAATGGTGTAGACGGTAGGATTCGAACCTACAAAGTCACCCTAAGGGTTAGACCCTATCCCTCCGCCGGTAGTTTGTTACATACCATTGGAGGAGGTATACCAAGTTCCACTCACGTCTACATTGTAAGTATATATTCGTTTAAGGGGAAAGTCAAGTTATTTTGGTACCCTGCATATTATAAGTTAAATATGTCTAATGAACTTTAACCAAATACCATTCCAAAATATTGTACGTTTCGGGCAACGCACTATGCTAGCCAATCCATTATTTTCCACCAGTTGGATTTTGGGAAGATTTTGTAATTATAATTGTAGTTACTGTTGGCCCTATGCCCGCAGTGACCGAGTTGATCACCAACCGCTTGAAGTATATAAATCTACTGTAGACGAGATTAAGCGTCAAGCACGAGCCAACGGGTTTAACCAGTTCCATTGGTCGTTCAGCGGAGGTGAGCCTACAGCTTACAAACAGTTAAATGACCTTGTTAAATATTTGGACGAAAAGGAAAGTACATATCAAAGTATCCACATGACTACCAATTTGAGTCCTGGAAGCAAATGGTGGAACACTTGGTGTGCCAATACTGCATTATTACAGCGCCGTAGCATAACAGCCAGCTTCCACGATGAGTTTGCCAAGGAACAAGAGTTTGGAGACAAGTGCTTACAGTTACAATATGAGCTAGTACATGTTACTATCAATCAAGTTATGGTTCCAGAAAAGTTTTATGAACTGTACGAACGTATGGAACGTTTCCACAAACGTGGGATCAACGTAACACTCAAGCCGCAAAGCAATCCGCAGGCGAGTGCGGTTGTTGACGGTTATACTGAAGATATGATACATAAAATGCAAACAGGATTCCCGCAACGTGCCAACGGTGAAGACATATATCAAATTGCTTTATATGACAATAATAACACTGAATATCTTTTTGATCAAGCAGAACGATTTAATGCCTTTGGATTTAACAAGTTTAAAGATTGGACTTGCAATGCAGGATATCAAAGTGTTATAATAAGAGGCAATGAAGTTAAACGTTCATATAGTTGTCACGAAGCTCCATTAGGAACTCTAGACAGTTTTGAATTATTTAAGGAAGCCGCTCGCTGTATTACACCTAGTTGTGTTAGTTCAGCAGATAGCAAAATACCAAAATGCAAATAGATACAGAACACTTACACTACTGGATGAACGCAATACGTCAAAGTCCGGACCCTATGCGTACAATGGATGCTTTCTGGCAAGGTCAGATGCGTAGTAAAGAATGGCTGATAGATTGCCTAGGTAAACATATACATCGTAGTGTACGTATTGATATACACGGTGGATGGGTTGGTGTGTTAGCCAGTATGCTATTTCAAAGTAATATTCCTACACATTATATTTGTAGTGTGGATCTCGATCCTACTTGTGAACCTATTGCTACAATGATGAACAAGATAGAAGAGCAGGATGGTAAATTTAGAGCAATAACATCTGATATGTGTTCTGTGCCAGTCCACGGTGATGTTATTATTAATACAAGTTGTGAACATATAACACAGGAGCAATACGAAACCTGGTTATCTAGAATGCCAAAAGATAGTTTACTAGTGCTACAAAGTAACAATTACAAGATTGATGAACATGTACGTATTGCGAACAATCTATCAGAATTTGAAAATCAAAGTCATTTAAACGTAATATGGTCTGGAGAGATACAACTACAACTATACAAACGTTTTATGATAATAGGAAAAGTTTAATGATTTGGATTTTCGGCGATAGCTTTGCTGCAAGCGATGACAGTAGCTCTTGGGTTAGCAAACTAGGAGCCACTAATAACTTTGCATCCAATGGCAGTAGCGAATACAGAATTTACAAAACTTATTTGAAAAAGAAATTTGAAATTTCAAAAACAGATAAAATTATATTTGTTCATACATCTCCAACTAGAATATTTTTAAAAAATGACAAAGACATTTCTAGTAGATTGCTAGAGTCACATCCTAAGTGTGACATCATTATCAATGATGTTTACGAAAAGAAAGAAAAAGAATATATTAAAATTTTAGAAAGTATTTGGGACGAAGAATATTTTAACGATGTGTTTGATTTGTTAGTTGATAAATTACAAGTTCCAAACAGCTTTCATATAACGTTTTTTGAATCTATTAGAACAGACGTAATTAATTTAAATCAAATCTGGGTATCTAACCCTGGGGATATTAATCATATGAACGAAACTGGGAATCAACTTGTAGCAGATATTATCTATCAGCTAATACGTTGATTACTCTAGTTTCAAATTCTTTAAAGTATTCAAAGTCAGCAATTGCCGGCGCACATCCGCTGATGCTATGTTTAACATCTGGGCCGCCTGTTAGTCCGTGCTTAACATACGAATCTGAAGATATAGGTGTGTTAAATTTATAAGAAAATATCAAACCAATGACTACGTAATCTGTGATTAAGCCCATGGCACTTAATTTTTTACCTAGCATTGTTAATTGATCTTCAATGAAGAGTATTTTTTCGCTATCAAACATTTCCCAAACTGCCAACGCAGCTCCAACTCCTGCCATATTAGGTTGCCACGTGTGTCCGTAATCCCACTTGTCTTTAATAACATCTGCTATCTTATCAATTGCACAGGCACAACTTAGCGGACTAAATCCTCCAGTAATGGCCTTACCCAATGCAACGATATCAGGTTGTACACCATAACGGTCGTGGCTAAATCGATAACCTAGTTTACCCATTCCACCCATTACATCATCGACTATTAGATTAACTCCATAAGCTGTACAAATATGTCGGATGTATTGCCACCACTTTGTACTCCACGGTCTGATGCCTTCTGCCCACGGGATCGACTCCATAATAATTGCGCCAACTGTTTTATCTGTTTCTAGCAAATGCTTAACACGATGAAACGCCATTTCTTCCTGGGCAGTTCTATCTTCAATTTTAAACCACTCTGGCGCTCTTAGTACTTTAACACTGGACAGTTCTTCCTCGCCACGAAATGCACGACACAGATATGTTGCTCCGTGATAACCTGGTGCAAACGATATAATAGTTTTTCGAGTTGCATCAACTTGTCGCCAGTAATGTGAATTCATTGCAACTGCACATTCTACTCCATCAGTTCCACTAATGGCATAGCCGATACCTTTAAAGTTTCCTTCTTTGCATAACAATTCAACTAATGTATCATTAGCTTTACAAATTTCATTATGTTTAAAGTTAAGATATGCAAGTTGTTTCTGTTGCTCGTACATGCGGTTTAAAATAAACTCATTATCATATCCGTAGATAAAAGACATGTTACCGCATATAGTATCTAATAATTTGCCGTGGTTGGTGTGTATCCAATAACCTTCTGTTTTAAACACTTCAGTTGTTACTTGTTCTGTAGTTTTAAAATTTAATTCCATTTAAAATCCTAATGTGCTTAATATTTTATCTTTAAACGACAATTCGTTAGTTCGTCCCATTACTTTAAAATAGTCACGCATTTGTTTTTTATAAACATCTTGGAACTCTTTTTGTATGTACGGATTGTAGTTATTTTCCTGAATATGATTATAATCGTATTGTATGCGTTGAGCTAGTCTGTTTTCAACGCCACCTAATCGTCTGTGCAGAGTAATGCTGTTATCAAACAAACATAAGTCGTTATCAGTTTGATACCAATGGTCGTATGTATACTCAGGTACAAATAACTCTTTTGCAATACGTTCAAACATACTATCCGAATCTTTTTTGCTCATACCCTCAATGGAATACATTGTATGCACACTGAAATGTAATCCTTTGTAGCCGCCTGGACTACGCATTACCATTGGAACTCTTGAGTCGTCGACAGGACACATATTTTTATAAATGATCATGTCTTGTTCTTTACGTAATCCTGGATTTATTTTTCCTGGAGCAAAGCGATGCAGAACAACCATCTCATCTAACTCGCTACGAAAACTTTCGCTTTGTTTTTCGTACCAATCAACTGTAGTCATAAAACCTGTTGAACTACCGACCATTCCAGTTTCGCCTAACAACGATACACCTGGTGTGAATAATAAATTACCAGACTCATTGCTATGCCACAATAATTCGCCTTCAGCAAACAGACCAACAGGCTCCCCGTATTCGTTTTTCTTACCTGTGACTTTTAACAGTGCAAGCGGACGGCCTTGGTCGTCTGTTTCTAATAAAGGACGCAGGAACTGCAACCACTTGCCATCTTCCTCTCCTACTTGTGCATTTGAGTTAAGTGCTTCAATTGGAGTAATATGATGTTTCTTTGTAAAATAGTAAGATGCAGTATCTCTAGGAGTTCCCCATTTACCAATCTGTTCAATATATCTTTTTTTAGTAAGATTAGTGTTTCGTATAATTGTAACTAAACTGTTTAAATGTAGTTTGCCAATTTCTAACCATTCTTCGTCAGTGATGTGATCAAAGTCTACATTGTCTACAAATGTTCCAAATCTTCCTAGTCCCGGTATTTTGCTAATTTTCATAATTATTCCTTTACTTTTAATAGCAGTCCGCAAATTAAACTATAACGTGTAATATTGGACTTGTTGTACCCTTCGTGCCATGCTGTATGATCGTTTATATGTAATACACCATTACCAAATGTGTTGTTAATTCTTAACGGATCATCAAACTTGTTGCTAGTATAATATACAGTTGATTGTTTTGGATCATCTTCTTCGACAAAATATATCATAGCTGTGGCAATCTGCAATCGTGTATCTACATGTAACGGTATGTGAAATCCGGGTTGGTCTCTGTTAAACATACAACCCCAAAATGTATACTGGAGCATCTGTTCCTTACTCCATCCTTCCCATAGACTACTTATATAGTCGCCTTGTGTTTCGTATACAAAATTTACAAGTTGTTCTTTTACAGCATCGGAATTGACAAACTCCATGATATCTTTTAAAACTTGACTTTTTGGATTTAACAACCCAGCCCGTTCTGTATACGGATCACCTGATAGTCCTGCATCTGCTTTTCTGTCAGCGTGAGCTTGCCAGTCTTCAGAGTCTAATGCTTTTATAACAGTAGCATAGTCGTGGTCTAGTAATACTGATAGTCCGTACAGTCCAGGTCGTAGTAAATTAATAGTTAAGTTCATTTGAATACCAACATTTCAAATAATGATACATCTGGCTTTGCTAATTCTATGGAGTTGACTACATAATCGCAGCAGTTATCCCAAGAAGTATGATCGTTGCCGTCTCCGAACTTTATTAGGTACATCTTAGGATTAATAACATTTTTAGATATCAATTCCCAATGCTTGTTTTCAAGTAGTATTTTTTGTTCTTTATACTCGGCATCTTTAGCCGCAAAAATTGGCAGGGTAACACAAGTGCTAACATTGATAATTTCCTTGTTAGTTCCTTCCCAATTGTTCCATACTTGTTCTAATAACATAACTTGTAGGTCTGCTAAGTATAAACAATTTACAAATACATCACAGGGTAGTATGGCATTTATTATAGAGGTAGTATCGTTAAAATTATAACCTAGTGAGCGTGAGATATCAATCACAGTGTGACCTCGTTTAGTATATGCCTTTGCTATACTCTGTCCCACCGATGAGGTTCCGCCTGTTATTGCTATTTTCATAAATTTAACAAATCCAATTTTGACTTATCAGGATTTCGGCAAAACAAGTATCGCGCTGGTGGAGTATCTGGTAGTGGAATGTTCTGATTCTTAAATACATCTCTACGAATAATCTGATGTAGGAAATTAGTGATGCCGTCTGGCACAAAGTTACACCAAGGGCCACTACGTAATTCTTCCATATCAATATTAGTTTCATCACACCATGCTATTAACCTAACAACTTTATCATCTATGTTTACCATCACATGATAGATATTATTGTCAGCTTGGATAATACGTTCGAAACTCTTACCATGATCTTTACACCACTGCTCAACACGTTTATATAGGTTGCTAACAAACGGTTGTTCAGAACTAGCATTGCGACCAATCTCTGCTCCGCACCTAATACGAAAGTTCTTTGGAGTCCAGGGGTTACTTGTAATCTCAGTTAAGATATAATCTAACTCGCTGAAATCAACCATAGTGTAACTTATGTAACCTATCCTAACATTTTCGCGATGCATATTTTCAATAGCACTTATTTGTTTACGTCTTACAGTTTCGTGGTCAATGTAACTTGGGTGGTTAAGCCCTATGTTAACTCCAGTAAGTCCTGCGATTACACACTGATGGCTGAACTCGCTATCATTAAAACGTAACCCGTTAGTCATTACACTAACATTCATTGAAGGATGGATATTTCGTATTGCTGTAACTAATTCTGGAAAGTCTTTACGTAAGGTACTTTCAGCACCAGCGAGGATAATTCTATGTACTCCATCCTCACCCACAGGCATGGCTCGTATTTGATCGAGCAATTCTTCTATAGAAGGGTCGCGGGTATCATTCTCTGGTAAATGGTAACAATGCGGACATTCTAGATTACAACGGTCACTACCTTCAATAAGCACTCCGCCATTAAAATTAAACTCTGGATTATCCTGAGTATAATACAGGTTAGCGTAAAACTCATAATCAGCTTCAATCATGTGATGGCTAACACCGTGTATAGGACATGCTTTAGCAATAAACACTTGATTGTCTTTATGATAACGCCACGCAGGAATGTGCCTATGGCACTGATGGCAAAGGCTTACTGTAGAATCTAACTGAGTTCCAGCGATACTAGAAAGTAGTCTATCTATGTTGGAAGAATTAAATCCTAATAGCATTACATTACTCGACCTTCTAGTACAGTTGAAGGAATTAAGTTAATAGGGATAGTGGCAATTTTTTGACCTTTATAAGTATCATCTATATATTTTTCAACATATGGATTTGTTATATTTTTAATATCAGTCTTTAACAAATACTTGTGATACATTTGATCATGCATATGACTGACAGCTTTTCTATCGACTATCTCGTAAGAACAATCAGCAACTTCCCATCTATCAATATCTATAGTCGAATGAACAACATACGGATATTCTTGATTAACTGTTTTTGTAAATGCATACTGCAATTCAATTATACTAGAATCTATCTCAGCAAATTTATTAGCAACAGTTAACCCTAGTTGTATAAAATGATTCTTATTTTGAATTACTACATCACTGCCGTAGCTTTCAGGTAGTGTAAGGGCTACAACATTACCCCATTTATCATTTTTTGGAACTTCGCCGTGAATCATATAATTTTGTAATATTTCTTCAACGTTGTTTAATAAGTTGCTTCCTATGCTGTCGTTTTTTAATGCTTGATAAAAACTATCATAGTAATCTCGATAGTTTATTTTTTTAATATGATACAAATATCGTGCTACAAGTTGGGTAATACCTGCATAGTGAAACTGGCTCATCATCCAACTGTAACTTAAACAATCTGCTAAATCTTGACTTGATGCTGAATCAGTAGAAGATACCATAGCTATTGTTTCATGGCTTAGATCTTCATCGTCCCATATTCTTTCTTCTGGACTTCTGTACATGTCTCTTGGATATATTAATTTAATTCCGTAGCGATCTCTGTATTCAGTTGTATCCATTTCGCTATTAGGTATTACTGTACACGGATATGTTTTTACACTATCATGCTGTCCTAATTCTAGCAACTTCATTAATCCGTTAATATATGTTTCTTTAGTTTCTTCAGGCAACCCAAGCACTAGTTCCGTATAGTAGCGAATGCCGTGTTTACGACATAATGCATAAGCACGTTCTAAATTATTCATACCCATATTGATTCGTTTAGATGCAGTGAGTGTAGGTTGGTGCATACTTTGTATGGCTATTTCTAAACCATAAGTCCAATCTTGTATTACTTTCTCCATTTCAAAGCAATGTTCATTTAAATTTTTAGCGTGATTAAATGTAACACGTCTAATTTTACTGCCCGGAGTTTCTATAGCTCTTCGGATCATCCACGCAATTTCTACATCACGTTCTTTCATGATTCCTGAGTTTGCGTCGATGATAAACATCCAATGTATATTATGTGTTATTGCCCATGCAATTTCTTCTTCAACTCTATGTAGATTAAAGTTTTTAAGTTTGTTTAAATAGTCTGCACCCCAACCGCAGAATGTACAATGATACGGACATCCTCTGTTAGTCTCTAACATCATAAACCAACTTACATCCGGATTCTCTTCGATAATTTTATCAAAGAATCCAGTAGTGTACGGACTTGGAAAATTAGCAATATCGTTTTGTCTAGGATTGTTCCAATATTTAGGTATGGGTTTGTTATCTTGATATAGTCTTAAAAGTTCTGCCCAAGCAACTTCACCTTCACCAAACATTGCTACGTCAATGAATTTGTAGTTAGACCATTCTTCATTAACACTTGGCCCGCCGAACACAATTAAACAATTTGGATATTTGTTTTTTATTTTTTTAGCAAGAGTTAAATTCCAATTATGATTCCATACATAGCAACTAAACCCCACAATATCTGGATCTACAATTTTATCTAATACATTTGCCTGGCGGTCTCTTTGCCAAATTACATCACATAATTTAAAATTTGATTGTATATCTTTAAATTGATTAGCGTATGCCCAGATACATCCAACACTAAATGGTAAGTAGTGTTCATTTGACGGGCCGGATGAGATTTCAGCTTGTATTAGATATACGTTTTTCATCTAATATTTATGATGCCGAAATTACTGTACGATTAAATCCTTTTCTTTTTATGTCTAGTGTTAAACAATGAATTCCTGCTTCCCAAAACAAGCCGTGCCGCATTTTACATACGTGCGGAGTAATTCCCATACCAGACATTAAGTCAAACACCTTTGGCTGTTCTATAGAAAATATTATATTTTTTGAATCAACAATGAGGTTATTACTTTCAAAAGCAATTTCTTGTGAGTAACCCTTCCATTCGGAAATCCAACCTTCTAGCCACTCTACTGTTAATTTGCCTTTACTAGTTTTCCACTCTTCCATAAACAGTTGATAGTCAAACGCAGGCTTTGGAGTCAACGAATCTAGTTCAATTACATTCTTATTACGTAGCACTTCTGGCACCCATCGTTTATTCAAACAAAACACAGTATCGTCATCGCTCATGTAGAATCCATGATCAATGTGTCCCCAGTTGTCTACTATAGTATTGTCGTTGTTTATAATGTTAGCGTTAGTATTTCTTCGCATCCATTCTAATCCCAACTTACTGCCTGGTCCTAAATTGTTTGTAATAAGTGCATCACCGCATTTAAACATTGTAGCTGTGTGCCATAGTACACTATTTTTATATTGCTCGTGGTATATTTGTTGTCCTTCGATAAACCACTTTTTGTTGTCATTAAAGTTTTGTAATACTGGAGGAGGTTGGCTAATCCAGTTATGTCCTTCATTGAACAAATGCAAAAAGATATCATAGTAGTTTACACTATCGAGATATCTGTCAGGCATACTGGTATAAGTTTGATATACAGTATCACCGTACACCAGATATTGATCTCTCGGAACAATAGGAAACGTGGGGTTTCTTATTATAAAATCGCCTTGATTGATCACTTGATCAAAATTAGTTATTGCTGGTCTGAATACTTTTACACCTAACGATGTTAGTTTGTTTGCTAAATTATCTAAATCTTCTTTTGTTTCAGATAATATTTCATCAAACAATTCTCTCGCCCGCGGTTCTAAATTCCAGTTTTCACTAGACTTACTCGGACAGTCGCCGACTATTACTTCCTCTAACGGATCCCAATTTGTCCATACACTCATAATTTAGTTATTTCTTCCAAATAGGTTTGATCCCAAAAACTATAGTATTTTGTATGTTCTAGCTTGGATCTTGCTTTATTTAAGTTATCACGCCACTGACATAAAATTAAATTATATTTTCCATTATTGGTAGCAACACCATTAATGAATGTTTCTCTATCCTTATGGTCTGGCAAAAATATCATCTCTGGAAAAATATCGTTGTATTCTGTTGCTAGTTCAGCCAGCTCTTCAATTGAATATTCATCTGGTAATTTATAAATGATAAGTTCAAAGTCCCACGGCGGCGGATTAATATCACTGCCGTCTGTTTCTACAATACTATAATCTGAATTTTTAGCAAAGGGACAGACGCTCATCCCTCCTAATTCTTCTCGGGGTTTTGCCAATCTTTCAATCCAATCTGTTATCATTTAATATACTTCTCCTGCCATTGTGCAGGCGTTAGATTTTCAAAAATGTTTTCTTTTAGCCAATGATAACTATTTGTTCTTGTACTTGAAATAATATCGTGTTTTTCTTCACTATACTTAAAATGCAACTCGGCCAATTTTTTAGTAATAGGATCTAAATACTTTTGATATGGAGTAATCTTCCAAGATGATCCTAATTGTGCCCACATGTAATCAGGAAACATTGTGTAACCTGTTATAGCACCATACATAGAGTTATTAGCATGATTGTATTTGTTCCACACCAATGCTGTGTGATCTAACTTCTTACCTAGTTCTTGCATGTCTGTCCAAAACTTAGTGTCTGTCCTAGAACTTAGTGTATAGTGTACTAGAATAAAGTCTGCAATGTCGTCGATAGTATAAGACATTTTTTCGTTATATGTTGTAAAATCTAAACTAGGTAAATCTAATACATTGTTTAATCGTCTAATACTGGTTACAATAGTATACAAAGCATTTGCTTCTAGCGGTTCTACAAATCCACAACTTAACCCTATAGAAGCTACGTTGCCTCCTCCAAATTTTTCTAATCTACCAGGAGTCCATTTAATTAATCTAGGTTTTGTTTTTTGTTTGCCTATTTGTTTTTCAAAGTATTCCAACGCATCATCTTCATTTATATACTTTGAACTAAAACAATAACCGTTACCCATACGATGATAAACACCTATTTTAAATCTCCATCCGTAAGGTTCTGCAATGCTTTGTGTATAGTTTACCATTTCTACTGCTGGGTCTTCGTATTCTGTTTGACAAACCCATGCACTATCTATTGGATGATCTTTATAAATCTTTTCTGCCCACTCTAATTTTTTTACTAAAACTTTATGAAAACCGCTACAGTCAATGAACAAATCGCCTGTAATCTCATCACCATTGTTTAAAATTAACTTACTGATAGTATCGCCTGTGTGTTCAACACGGTCGACTGTTGCTAATATATGATTAACACCTTGCGGTATGGCAATATGATCTCTAATATAATTACCCGCAAGTTCGGCATTAATATGCTGACTAAAACTAAATGGACCGTTCAGTAAATTTGAATCATCAAATGGTGCTACATTTTTTTCCATGTAGTGAAACTGGGGATTAAAATATTGATCAAACTTGTATCCCAAGTTTAATAAAAAATCTGTAGATCTATCTTGCTCTACATCATTTGAAAAATCGTGTTGTGTAATTGCAGGAGTTATATCTTTGTAAAAGTTTTTTGCAGGAACAGTATAATTAAAACTAAAATATTCAGTCTCTCCGTTGCCAGTTTGCCAGTTAATAAATTTATTGGCATACTTGTAAACAGCACCAGTATGCTTCATCCAGTGATGTGTTGGCACTCCAATCTCTTCAAAGAAATTACTCACATGGGGAGTTACGCTTTCGCCTACTCCTATTTTAGGTATAGTAGGACTTTCTATTACTGTAATGTTACTTGCACCTCGATACTTTGCAAGATATCCAGCAGTCATCCATCCAGCAGTTCCACCGCCTACAATTATTATTTTTCTATTATTTTCCATGAGTGCTTATTTGTAAAATTATCCTGGGAGTATGTCCTATATTTGCTGCTCCGTGTAGGGCAGTTGGATTGTCATAGCACCATACATCGCCCTTTTTATAATCAGTGATAACTAAATTTTCGTACATAAAAATATGACCTGGTTGCCAATCTTGAAGAGGTATCCAATACCTCATACTATTTTTTTCATATATAGTATGCGGGTCAACGTGCATAGGCATAAAGTTTCCGGGTAACATTTTTGTTATCCACCAATGAAACTGTCCGTTGACAAAGGGAGGAGAAATATCAAAACTTGTATTGTCTTTGGTAAACATATAAAAGTAAGTTTCATCATCCTTATAGCCAGCAGCTCTTGCCTTAGTGTACTCTAATTCCTCTTCAGGACTATCAGGGCGTTTTCCTTCCTTGGGCCGTGCAGTACCTTGATTAGAAAGTAACTCATCTAACCATAGTGGATTAATCCAGTCTTTATAGTTGCCTAAGAATTCCATGTTATTCGTTTTCTTGCTCTGGGAATACTACAACGGTAAACACTAGTCTAGTAACTCCTGAGATGTTTGCGGCACCGTGTATGGCATCCTCAACAGTAAAGTGATATACATCTCCAGCTTCCCAACCTTTAAAATACTCGCCGCCGTGTATAACCATATGCCCGTCTACATAGTCTTGCATTGGTATCCACAATCGTTTTTCATTTTTAAATCTAACGTCATCGCTGTGCAACGGCATGTACCAACCTGGCTTGTATTTTAATATTCCCCAGCGTATATTAGGCTCACCTAAAAAACTAAAGTCTGGCTCAAACGGACAGTTAGATGAATCGAAACGTTCTAGAAATGTAGACATAGGATCGATACCCCATTCAGAAAACCATTTTAAACGTTCGCCCACATCATGTACAGCGTGGTCTATCTCTCCAGCATTATAGTAATCTCTAGGCATACGTTGCCCTGTGTTTTGCAAACACCAATCAATCCATTCTTGTTTTACAAAGTTAGGATTTTTACTGATTAGTTGCATCATTGCACGGCCTCTTTTTCTAAGTTGTAAACAGTTAAGCCGCCATTTTTATAATTTAATAAATTGCTTATATCAACTAACTGTTTATTAACACTAGGATAAACAGAATTTATTTTAAAATCTAAAAAATAACTTAAAAATTCTTTATTAGAAAAACTAACTTCGTAAGGAACATCTTCCTGGTCTGCTCTTAATAATTCGGAACGGTATGTAATAGGCAAAACTTTTTTAATTGTTTTTCCATAACGATTATATACACCCAGTATTAATTTTCCCGTTGGAGTAATCATTGTTTTAATTTTTTCTATCGCATCTTGATATAGTGGCATATGGTGTAATACTCCGTTACAAATAATACAGTCATATTTTTGAGTTGGATTAAATTTAAAAAAATCTTCTTTATAATACATTACGTTTTTTATTTTGTTTTTAATACCAAATCGCCAAGCAAAATCGATGCTGTCACTAAAGTCTACAGCATCAATTTTTATGTCAGGGTTTTTAATCGCTAATAGATTTGTAATAAATCCGGTCCCGCATCCAATATCTAAGATTGTCTTACTACCTTGTATACCTGTATTATACATGGATAAAAACTTATTGTCTATACTTTCTTGATAAAAGTTCAAATCGTCAACACTATACAATCCTGGGAATTTGATTTCACTATAAAAATTTTGAATTTGGGTTTCTATATTCATAGGCCGCGTTCCTTAATTTTTTGATAAAGTATTTCAGCAGCCTTACGATGCGTATCAATACCAATGTGTTGACTATCGAAACCTTTATCTATATAAGGAACAGCAGTTACATTCCATTCTTTCAAAATTGGAATAGTTTCCCCACCAATTTCAATTAATCGATCTCTTCCAATTGCCTGAGCTGTGACCCTTGACTGGCTTGAATACCAAGACAACGCATCTAGCAACTGAGGGTAAGGATCGCCACAAAACTCTTTATGTGGTCCACGATGTGCTTGTACCTTAATTGGATCAGACGTTGTTGGATCCCAATGTAACCACCTACACTCATCGCTCCATCCTATTAACCATCCCTTGGGAGTATGATATCTTGCCAACATACTCATTGTTAATACGATATGTTGATTTGAAGCAGCAGGCACTGCTAAGTTGATAACTGGTTGTCCTAGCATTTCCTGTAAAAAATAACTCATGATTTCGTTATCTTTTAATCCTTCCCCAAACACATCCGATCCTCCGAGCAATACGTAACTGTTTTTCCAGTCAATTGTGTCAAACTCAGGACAACGGTAATTGTGAGAATTCACTCCGTAATTTGGACGATTCTTTTTTGGGTACGGATTGTAATCTTGTGGCGGCAAGAAGTTATTATTGAACCAATCCCAACTATTCATATTTTTATAATTCCAGTAATTTTTCTAATGTCTTCTAGATGTCGGTCTTCAATTGCAAAAATAAAATGTACACGATTTTCTTTACTATCGTTATATGCGGCATGCATCTTACGTGTGTCACAAAGATAGGCTTGTCCTGGTTCATCTATTTTATGATATCCAGAATCTGTTAACCAACGTACTTCTCTGTTTGTATAAAGAGGAACATGCACCCGTAAAAGAAAATCTTGATCACTATGTGGGATAGTAGCTCCTGTTGGAGGAAAAACTGACATTATAACATGATGTGCGTATGGTATTTGTTCTAGTATTTTTTCTGCTATCCCAAACACTAACGGAGTTTTACGTTCGGGTTTTAGTGTCTTTTCTGCATAACTAAATTCGCTAATAACCTCGGGCCATGGCGGATTAGACTTTACAGTTTCATCAAGCACTTCTGTTGTGATGGCCCAGCCGTAATTTGGTAAGCTATCTGCAACTCGTGTTGCTGTGTATTCGTCCTTTTCTGCTAACCCTTTTACACTCCAAATATAGTCTGAATACTCCTGTTGAAGGGTTTCATAGTATTTTCGTAATTGAGGTAAGTCAACAGAGAAGTTTAGTTTTTCTACGTGATTTTGCATACACGTATTTAATTGTACCAGCGGTACTAAAATACTGTTCGTGAAACGGTTAAAATACTGCCGTAGTAGTACTGGTAAGTGCCGTTCAAGTCGTCTAAAAGTCCTGTTATATTGTTGAAGT